CCTGATGCTGAAGATGATTTTTTTACATTTGATGAGGTAGACGTTAATAGCGATAATGACACATTTGAGGACAAACCAAGATATTTTATTGATAAGAACAGAAAACGGATAAGAGTATTTTTTATAAACTTTATAATGAAAGGTCAATGGCACTATGCTATTTTTAGCGGTGGTGGTTTCGCTCTTAAACCGACTGTATCAACGCTTATAGATGAGGACGGAGATCCAGAAGCACAATTTATATTTCAATCCGCTTTTGTCGATAGAAACGGCAATCGATACGGAGAAGTTGCCAGTTATCTTGATATTCAAGACGAGATTAACAAGAGAAGATCAAAATTCTTGCATCTTGCAAGCGTAAGACAAACATTTGGCAGCAAAGGTGCTGTTCCAGACGTTGCAAAGCTCAAATCAGAGCTTTCAAAGCCTGATGGTCATGTTGAGCTAAATCATTCAACCGAGTTTGGAAAAGACTTTGGTATTTTGCCAACAAATGACATGGCAGCATATCAAGCACAACTATTGCAAGAAGGCAAGCAGGAAATTGATGTTGTTTCAGTTAATTCCGCTATGGAAGGCAGACAAGAGGGCGGTTTGTCAGGTCGTGCAATTCAGTCTTTACAGCAGGGCGGTGTTGTTGAGCTTGGTTCATTGTTTGACGGTCATAATTATTGCAGGATGCGTGTATATCGGGCTATGTTTAACAGGATTAAACAATTCTGGACAGAAGAGCGCTGGGTAAGAGTGCTTGGAAATGATAAAGATATAAAATGGACGGGCATAAACCAAAAAATGACAGTCCGTGAAGTTTTAGAGAAACAGGGTGTTGATATACCAGAAGAAATACAAGATCCAAGACTTGATGCAATTGCGATTGGTCAAGACGGCCAGCCGATGCTTAGAAATCCAGTAAATGAGCTTGATATTGATATCATAATGGATGATGCGGCCGACACATTGACATTGCAACATGAGCAATTTGAATTGTTAGCTAATATGTACCAAGCAAATCCGCAAGCGGTTCCTTTTCAGCTTGTTATTAAAGCAAGTCAGTTGAGAAATAAAGAGGAATTGATTAAAATGATAGAAGGCGGAGACGACAAACAAAAAGCGGCCATGCAGCAAGCACAACAGCAAATGCAGGCACAACAGCAAGAAATATTAATAGCATCCGCAAAAGCCAAGATCGAAAAGGATCAGGCGAGCGCAGAAAAAGACTTGGCGAGCGCCAATAAAATGACACAAGAAGCAAAACAAACAGTTGTAGAAACGGCAATGGAAGTTGACGAACATACACAGGGGGCTTTTGCATAATGCCGACAGATCCTTTTTTAAGAGAGCCATATCAAAGTGAAAAAGATTATTTTCAAAAAAATAAAAATGTTGCTGGATATGCGGATTTTAATAATAATAAGGTTGTATTAAATCCATTTTCTAATCTAAGTGATATTGAAAAAAACGCTGTGATAAAAAATGAGAAAACACGGCTTTTTATAAGAAAAAATAATGTCCCTTTGGATTTTTCATTAACACCAGAGCAGGAAAATGCTTTTGTTAATTATGGCAGCGATTTGAATAAAAAAGAAACAATAATAGCCAGAATTGTTTCAGGAGACCCATCTGCCGGAAACTTCACGCCAGAGCAAAAAGAAATTGCTGACAAAATAGCAGGCGAAATAAGTACCTACGGACTAAGGCCAGACGGCACGCCTAAAGGAAGTGGTTTCTTGGGAGAACTTATAAGACCTGACGGTGGGATATCAACAGAAGTCTCGATTGGTTTGAATTTTGACGGAAAAGAAGTTTTATTGCCATTGATTGTGCCAACTTTATCAAAAGGCGAGCTTGATTTTATTTTAAAATATGGTGGCAATGGTAAGATACCTAAACAAATAATAAATAAAGCTGCAGCACATGCTTTGCAGAGAATGAGAGAAGGGAAAAGCCCTTTTAAAATGGAGAATGAATGATATTACTACTGCCAACAGTTAAGCACACAGGTTCGCATTTTGTATTAAAGCAGCTTTTGCCTGATTTTGAGCAAATGAACCTGAAAGATATAGATAACCTTGATCCTGATAAAAATATTGTGATTTTCGATCATTTATACCCATCAAAAATGGACTTATGGGAGCCGTTAATGGCGAAGTACCCTGCAATTATTCCATTACGAAATAAACAGGATATTATGGAATCTTGGGAACGTAGAGAAGAACCGATTGATGATTTTTTCGACCAGTGGCAGATACTTGGCAGAATGAGGAAATATAAAGTTTATTTCATTAATTTAGATGCTCCGAAGTTCAGGCGCATGCAATTAAGAAGAATCAACCAAGAACTGGATCTAAATCTTGATCCTGGAAAATGGGAGAAAATAAGAGCATGATTAAATCGACATGGATAATTGACAAAATTATGAAACACCCGAAAGCCATATCAGCAAAAATCGAAAATAGAGCCTATAATATGGAAAAAGTTTTATTCGTCAGAGACATAAACAAAAAATTGCATGCTATAAATGTTTTTTCAGATGATGGCTTTGATTCAAACCATTACGATTCTATGATCAAAACGTTGGATGCGGTATGATAAAAAAAATAATTTATTCAATTTATATTGGCTTTAGAATTATGTTTAAATTTGATCTTATTGAAAGGATATTAAATGATAAAAATGCCAGGAAAATATAAATCAAAATATAGATGGATTGCTAAAGAATTCAGCAAGATACCAGGAGTTAAAAACATTGATCTTGTGGAAGATACCGATCATTTAAGCTTGCTTATTCATAACAACAGAAAAGGTAAAGGATTTGTGGCATATACATTTTGGTTAAAACAGGGCATGTATTTGCAAATGTCAAAAGGCACTGAAGGCGACTATTACAAATACGATATTTGTGGTCCTGATATTGATAGTGAACAAATGGTGGCCATTGGGGTTGCCAAGTGTGAAAGACTTTTTAGCATGGCTAAAAATAATTAAAACCGCCGCCGGGGTACGGGCGCAAGCTGCCGCCGAGCTTAACGGGCGTGGAAAGGGTATGATATGACTGACGAGAACGAAGTTTTAGAAGAAATGGAAGATTACGACATTGGACATGTGGGGGATGAGATAGATTTATTGGCAGAAGCATTGCCAAACGATGATTTATCAAAGCCAAAGGTTGAACCTGAAGAAAAGGGCGAGAAAGAACAGGAGCCGCCATCCGAGAAGCAGGAAGAACCTGGAGAAAAAGAAGAGCCACAGGAAAAGATTGAGGAAACTGCAAACCCTTCTGAGATTGAAGGCTTGAAAGCTGGAATAGCTGCTATAAGGCGTGAAAAACAGGCGCTACAGGCGCAAATCGATGCGATTAAGCAAAATCAGCCTATACAGCAACCAGAGAAGATTGATTTATTTGAAGAACCAGAAAAAAGATTGGGACAGCTTGAAAACAATATTACTCAAACGCTTGATAATAAGTTTTTGAATTATAGCGTTTATCACTGTAAAGCCAGACATCCTGACTATGACGAGAAAGAAGCTCAGTTCATACAGATGGCGCAGGCTAACCCTTACCTGGTGCAACAAATGAACATGCAACCTGATCCAGCCGAGTGGGCATATCAGCAAGTTACACAGCAACAAATACAGCAGGAAATAGGTTCTGATCCAAACGCTTACAGAGAACGCTTGAAAGCAGAGATACGACAAGAACTCTTAGCCGAGGAACAGAATAAAATTGAAAATAAAATTCAGAAATTATCAGGCCTGCCGCCAAGCGCAAATTCGATACCATCGGCTGGCAGTAATCAGAATAAGCCGACCATCTTGGATGATCCGCTCGGTGCAGTACTTGGTGATAGATGAGAAAGGTTAAAAAATGACACTGACTCGTACCCCAAGTAGAAATCAGGTAACCCAATGGTTACAGCAATTCTACATGGAATATGTAAGAAAAAATCGCTTCAATAAATATATGGGGCGGTCTCTCAATAGCATTATCCAGATGCAAGAGGACTTAAGCAAGAAAAAAGGACATAAAGTTGTCTTTTCTCTTGTAAATGCCCTTTCTGGACAAGGTGTTATGGGTTCTGATACATTGGAAGGCTCAGAGGAAGAACTTCACTCCGACGGCTTTGAAGTCAATGTAAAATATATCAGAAACGCCGTTGCTATTGACGATGAGGAAAATGATAAAGGTTTAATTGATATGCTCAACGCTGCAAAGCCCATGCTCCAGAAATGGATTATGGAACGCACCAGAGATCATATCATAACTGCAATGATGAGTATTAATGGAAAAGCGTATCTTTCAAGCCAGGCAGTTGCAAATCCTGTTTATTCTTCGGTTGCGACTGAGACGGACAAAGACGCTTGGTTGGCATCAAATGATGATAGAGTCTTGTTTGGTGCAGCAAAATCAAATAACAGCTCAAATGATCATAGTGCTTCTTTGGCAAACATTGACAGCACAAATGATGTTTTGAGTCCTGCAATTGGACAGCTTGCAAAGCGTATGGCACAATCTGCCAACCCTGCAATTCATCCAATGACCGTTGAAGATGAAAAAGAGTTCTTTGTTATGTTCTGCGCTTTGGAGCCTTTCAGGGATCTTTCAGCAGATTCAACGATGACACAGGCAAACCGTGATGCAAGGGTAAGAGGCGTTGGAACTAACCCTATTTTTCAATCTGGTGATCTTATGCACGATGGTATTATTTATCGTGAAGTTCCAGAA